CGTAGTTTCTTCTTGCTTCTTAGCTGCACTTCCGGCACTACCACCTGCCGCCTTTAATGTATCAGCATAACTTCCTGCATCAACCTTAACAGCCTGTAATACAGTAGATTGTCCTGTTAATGCAGCTATAAATCTTGCAATAGCATTACCTACAGAAGCAAGCAAATCCATTAAGCCTACAAGTATAGGATAAACAACATTAATTATCGGAGCGAAAGCCGCCGCCCAAGCGTTTTTAAGGTATAACAAAGATGTACGCAATTCTGATATTGCGTAGTTGGTATCATTTGCTCCGTCATTGAATTGAACAAGATTCTTTAAACCTTCCCCAATTCCTGCCCTTAACTTACGATATAAGAAGAAGAAACTACGGAATCCGAATACATACTTTGTAAGCATATTCAAAGACCGTTTCAAATTCTTAACAGAAAAAGCCTTATCCGCATCTTTAGATAATCCGTTATAAATACTGCTAAAGAATGAACTTATAGACTTTCCAACAGATTTAAGAACAGACCATATCTTCTTAGCTACATTTTGTGCTACACTCGCAAGTCTCTTAAAGACATTAATCACTCCGTTGACAGCACTCTGCAACAAACCGACAGCTCTTTGTGCAACACTAATACCCTGAGCAACTTGTTGCATCGTAATACGGGAATCAGTTTGATATTGCTTTAACTGTGCTGATGCTCTTGCAAGAGAGTCTTTTAAAGCATCATATCTTTGAGATTGTTCAGCAGTAGCACTATCACCATGTTCCAACTCACGCATTTCAGCTTTTGCTTGACGGATATACTGTATCAATTCAAGCAAAGACATCTTTGTTACATCTGCCGATGTGTCAATTCCCGTCTGAGTATCTTCGACTAAGCCTTCCGGAGCAACAGAAGCAGGAGTCGCTTGTGTCATAGCTTCTTGTGCTTTTTTAGCCGAATCCTGCATATCCTCAAGAAGAGTTTCCATCTTTTCGAGGTTTTCTTTTGTAGATGCAGTTTCGGTAGTAAACCCGGAAGCTCCGTCAACTACTCTTTGTTGTTCTGTATCGATCTCCCCGTATATAGATACAAGTTGTTGTGCGTCAGTAATATAATTCTTTAAATTGCCAAAAACATCGTTTACATCATAGCCTTTAGTGTTATATCCCTTTAAATAACTGAAATACTTCTTAAAATCAGTAGTTTCACCATTCTTGAGATATTCATTAAGAGCAAGTTCACCATATTTTTTTACAGATTTTTCAGGAGTAGTAGCTTTTTCTAACGCCTTTTGTACTTTAAGTAAGTCAGATTGTGCGGATTTAGCTGCTACTCTAAGTTTTGAAGAAAACTCTTCAACGCCTGTGTTTTTAGGATCGATCTTAACAAGTTTATCGGCTTCTCTTTTAAGTCTTTTTAGAGACTCAACAGCACCATCTATATTTACGGAAGTCTCAAACTCTAACTTATTATCAGCCATACCGCATTACTCCTTATTCCATAATTCGTTAAGTAATGCGTCATCCTCTTTTTGTTTCAAAAGACGAGAATCCCATACAAAATATTGAGGATTTTCGTTCTTGTATTCCTGTTCGTACTTCTCTAACTTCTTTCCTTTTGCTATCTTGTTTCTTATTCCTACTACTGTGGATAATGCGGATTCTCCGATAGAACAGAAGTAACCCATAAAAGTCCACCAATGACAATAATCTACACTTCTTATCTCAGTATTAGCAACTTTGTTTATTCCGGCACTTATCAACTGTGAATCTTTATCCCAATCGATAACTTTGAAATTAACCTTTGCTGCAACTGAATCTTCTCTTCCACAATTAAAAAAGTTGAACATCTGCTTAACTAATGAAGTAAATACCTCTTCATCAAGACCAAGCACATCTTCAACTTCTTCTAAGTCCTCGTAAAAGATTATAAGACTCGATACGATTCTTTCTTCTTCTGTCAACTCTACATCGTTTATCGCATTAAAGCAGTCTAAGACCATACGATAATCGCCATTATTTCGTATGGTCAAGACTCGCTCATTGATTGTTATTGTTACAGGTAACTCATACATTACTTATGATACTTCTTTGTGTACTTAGAAGTGTGCTTAGAAGTCTTTTTCTTCAAAGCAGAAAGTTCCTTATCCAATCCGTTAGTGTAGAGCTTAGCTACAACATCGATGATATGCTCAAATCTGAATGAACCATTTACAGGATCATACATCGTTCCATCAGGAGCACAAACCTCAGATACATTACTATTGAAGATGTAATCAATCTGCTTTCTCATATCAGCATCGATTTCCTTCAATACATCAGCTAACTGCTTTAGACTTTCATCATCATCTTCGGTGTTAATCTTCTGTACCTTATCCTGTGCATCCTGCAAAAGCTGTTGCAACTTAGGATAACTCTCTGTAAATCTTGAAAAGATATTCAAGTCAGAGATATTAAGTTCAAGAACTCTGTCATAATCACCATTAATCCTGAATTTCTTTCGCTCCTCATACCCCAAGTCAACATCAGTTACTTCGGGTTCGGAAATAGGTTGTGTCAACGCCTTCTTCTCATCTTCTGTAGAAATCATTTTTACCTCCAAAACAAAAAGTATTTCTCCTGCATAACATCTCCGCTATGCAGGAGTCATACTTTGATTATATCAGATGTTTACATCCGGTGTGAATGTAAAATCATCAGATGTCTTATCAACTGTACCTGTTACGGAGTCGTTGGAGAAATAAGCCGAGATAGGCATATTTACATTAGAGTCTCCACCAAGGCTGTTGTAAAGAATTGTGCAGTTGACATGACGCTCTGCTTCATAGCCGTTTGTGCTATCGCCAACATAAGCTGTGATAACATAGAGGTTGAACTGAGAAAGCTCTGAAATAGCGTTCCTCTTACGAATATCGTTCAGCTTTGCTCCGAGCTTTGAACCACCGAGAATGAGATAAGGGTCGAAGTCCTGCTGAGGCTGTGTCTTATTAACATCTGTATAGTTGATACCAAGAATGTCCGTAGATGTCTCAATATCAGGGTTATACTCAATAGATGAATCCTCTGTTCTTCTACCAAGAAGCTCACGGTTATACTTCTTACCGTCAATCTCGATACTTCCGTTGGCATCTTCCCACTCTGCAACTGTGATAAGCAGCTTACGCTCTGCTCTCTGATGCTGTGCAAGATTAAATTCACTAATAGCCATAATCTTTTTCTCCTTTCTTATGACCAAATTACTTTTGAATAGTCTATATAATCAATCCTTATTTCCATGCTATATAAACAAAGAGCAGGAGTGATTGCTGTGTTTATTCCGTCAACAGACGGATTTTCCGAGGTAGTGTGCATATCTTCTATAACACACTTGTCTCCAAAGTCGGGGTAAATACGATCTTCGCCTTGCTTATTAACCCAATCCATCATAGCTTGAATATCAGCTAAGTCATCAAGATTCTCATTAGTCATTAAGTCTTTAGCAATAGCCATATCCGTAATAGACTTAGAGATAACAAGATTGAATGTATATTGCTTCAATTCGCTACCATCTACAAAGGGTTTATTAAGTCTCTTATCGTTATCCGGTGTTAAGAACTGAATAGTATCATTCTTAGCGTTGATGAAGTTGACAAAGATAGGACTCGTCTGTATATCAGGATATGTAGCAAGGAAGTTTAATACCGCTTTGTTTTTATCAACCGAAGCCATTATGTAAAATACCTCTTTACTACAATCTTTTCTCCGATAGCATCAGCAAGTATCTCATAAACCTCACGACGCATAGGATAATAAACCGTTGATGTGTTACGAGCTTTTTCAATCCATCGAGAAGAACTTCCGGGAGTAGAATAACCAAATTCAACAACCTCTCCATTGGATAAAGTCATAGAACCCGGTGTACCCAAATTACGACTTGTTCGCTTTTTAGTTACGACAGGAGAAATCCATCCAACAAATCTTCCTGTATTACCATTAATGACAGGGACATTAGGACTATACACTTTACCTTCATACTGATAATGAGCATAATCTTCTGTAGCAGAACCCTTATATCCCCAAGTAACTCCAACAGCGTTCTTGTATATGTCAATATGGTAATCCTTTTTTAAAGCACCTGTATCTTCGGGAGCAAAAGTTCCCATAGCATCTCCGGTAATCTTACCAATCTTAAAAAGCGTTTCTTCCTTAATACCGCTTTTAAGTTCAGAGATAGCACGATTAAAAAAATCAGTATTTTTAAGAGTAATCTGCATAACACTATTCTCCTAAAACCCGATAATGCTCCATACCCATTCCTGTGCCGACATTGATAACAAAAGAATCAATTTCAACACATTCAAGAAGTTCCTTGTACTTACTCACTAAATCGGTTGATCTTTGTCCGGGAGTATAGTCATCGATAACATCATCAACTTCTCCCAAAACAATAATATCTCCCGTAGCAAGCGTGAAAAATCCTGTCTTATCCTCAAGTTCTCGCCAATCCCTTTGATACATAAAATTATCACTCTTAGGGATTCTACAGATAACCTTCTTTGTTTCCAAAGCGATACCCGATACCTTTACAGAATACTTACCTACATAGTAAGTAGTATTGTCATACTTCCAAAAACAGTTCTCTACAACATTTCTATACCAAGTAGTATGTTGAGTTTCGGGATCAACATACTTGTTGTATATAGTTAATGTCTTATCCCACCAGGGAAACGGGAAACTGTTATTCATTTTCGTACAACCCTCTGTAGAGAATCTTTTGTCCTATACTGTTCATCAAACCGCTAAGATAACGCTTGATACAACCATCAACTTCTTCCTTTGCCTTTTCGTATAAAGCATTTCCGGAAAGAACTGCGTATGTAGCAGATACACCATCATTAGCTTGTGACATAAGTTGTGCATTGACATTGATACCGCCTGTACTACTTACATCAGGTGTAATAACATTCGCCTTCGTGTTAAGCAACTTGATAAGCTGAAACATACAGATTTTGACTCTTTCCATAATCTCTTCTGTACGCCACGATTCTTTCCAAAGCCTGTTGAATGTGTACCAATCGATATACGATTGTGCATCTAAGCTAAGAGAAGAGAAGAGGGTTTCGTCAAGCGTACCACCCATCTCTGAGTATTCCTCATAAGTTAAGTATTTTACAACCATCTGAAACCCTCTCTATCTCTATTATTCTTCGTCTATCGACTTTCTGCGTTGTCTCTTAGGCTTATCGTCAGAAACGATAGGCTTATCATCAGAAACGATTGGTCGTTGTACCTTATCGAGTTGTGCCTTCAAAGACTCAATCTCAGCCTTAAGAGATTCATTCTCTTCTCTGACTTGCAAATAGGCTTTTCTCAGCGAAGTTGCATCTGACGGAATAGCTTCTTTGATAAGTTTTCCATCAAGAGTCTTTGCCGTGTAACCCTTATTTACATAATGGTTAAGCATCGAATCATCAACTCTAAGTACAACATTACCTTTTACGACTTTAATCATAATTACCTCTTAATCCTATTAGGATGTTGTGCCTGAACCCTCTGTGATGTTGAAACGAATAGCTCCGGCTTGCTTGTTAAGAATGAATACATCCTCGTGAGACTCCTCATAGTAGTAATACTTACCCTCTGTAACTGCGGAAGGTGCTGTGAGGTCAGCAAACTCGTAAGATACAGGAGTAATAACTGCAAGAGGATGAACGAGGAACATATTAATCTGCGAAGCGTCAGCATCAGCTTCCCAACCCTCTGTGAAATCATAAGCTGTTTTCATAAGAGTTGCAGGAACAGGAACAATCTGTACCTCATCAAGTCTATTAACTCTACGATCGATAGCATTAGGTCCCGAAGATACATCGATAGAACGAGAAATCTTATCGGCACTCTTGAGCATCTTATTAACCTCGTGTGTAACATAGAGGATTCTTCCATTAGAAGGAACTCTCTCATTATCCATAGCAAGCATAAGGTTATCAAATACCTCAAGAATGTTGTTGACAGAAAGAACTGTTGTATCAGGTGTTCTTACATTACCCTGCTCATCCTCTGCAAGAGACCAATCTGCAAAAATCTTGGAGATTGTATAAGCATCCATCTCAGGGAACTTCTGTGTGGTATTGAATACCTCAGTAATGTTCCTGATAGAAGCTGCTTGATTCGTCTCATCGATGTCACGAGGGTGAATGAGAGTTGACCACTTACGCTCGTTAGAAAGCGTCTTAGGTTCCCATGCGTTATCATAGTTTCTCTGTGCTGTTCCGATGGAATCTCTATCAGCATTTGTTCTACCTGATGTTCTGATAGAAGGAATCTCGATAGTCTTTGAAGAAGTCCATCTGAATCTGTTGTTGTTAGGTGTTGCATAAAGAGCACCAAAATTGAGCACATAAGGAAACCATTGTGACAGTTCCTTCTGATACTCGTCTGCATAACTTACCGTACTAAGGTCTGTGTGTTTTGTGGACATACTGTTTCTCCTTTACTCTTTTTTGTCCATAGGGCGTATTGGTGTGAAGTTAAACCCGAACATAGACTTGGGTGAACTTCCTGCATCTGTACCGCCTGTAGGTCCGGCAAAGTGAGGTTTCGGCTGTGTTCCAGGTTGAGGTTGAGGATCAGGTGCAGGAGTTTCTACAATAAACGCATCTGCATTATCCTCTGAATAAGATGTTACAAAATCATCTGCTCCAAGTATCTTTCCCTTATCAGCGTCAAACTTCAAATTCGCACCAATCATAGCGGTTGTGAAGTCCCTCTTTGCTGCATTAGAAGAAAACTTTTTCGTATTAGCAAATTCCTTAACGGCAAACTCGTATCTCTGAGATGCAAGTTGCTTTTGATATGCTTCCATATCCGTTGTGTACTTACTCTGCAAAGAGTTGAAATCGCCTTGTAGCTTTGTCAACTTCTCGGCATCTGTACCTGCATTTTCAAGCTGTGTCTTGAGATTACCTAAATCGGTATCTCTCTGTGTGATTGTTTCATTGAGCTTCGAGATAGAATCATCCTTAGTCTTAATGTCATCATCATACTTCGCCTTGCTTACATACTTACCTTCTGATAAATCCGTAAACTTTGCTCCGTCAGCCTTTGCAAGTGCTTCAAACTGAGTCCAAGTAAGTGTTCCGTTTTCTGCCTTCTCAAAAAGTTCTTTAATGTTCACAATAAGTTCCTCCTGAAACATTCTTTTATATCTGTTGAATTTTGTAAATCCGTACAACAGTAACACGGCTTAGAATGTGTCGAGATTTTAATGTCCCTCGACAAGACTATATAACAATAGGCTTTATGCCCTTATTATCAAAGAACCTACTATACAAAAAGTTTAATATTACTTTACTTAAAAGTCAATGATTTCAGTAGTCTTTTACCCTTATTCTTTCAAGTTTTGCAGAAATTCCGCAAGCATTACTAAACTGTTTGTATTGAGTAGTAAGATTGCCTACTCTTGTTCTGCTTGATAACATCTTCATCTTGTCTCCTAAAGTCTTTGCATAAAGATAATTCTCCTTCGCTTTTCTTATATTTCTTTCGTATCTGCGTTGTATCTGAGTACATTCATACAAAGTATAATGTTTGCCGTTAGGAGCGGTATAACCTCTTTCATTATCCTCAAGTATTCTGTCTAATTCATCTTGAGTATAAGTAGGCTTACTCTTTCCTATCTTGATCTTCATAAAATAGTGACGACAATTCCATTCTCCAATATGACGAACAAATCCTGCATAGTGATTTCCGTCAACATCTTCAAAGTCACTTCCACTTTGCATCTTGTCAACATTATCATTTGTATATTGATGTCCTTGAGCAGGAGCGTGGTCAGGAGCAGGATATACATGAGCAGATAATTCCATTCCATCAGAACCAAATTGTTTCCCCATAATATCCTGTATCTTGTTTATCATACTTTTTATACTATCAAGCAGATTCATTCTAATAGCAGGATTTCCGCTTATAGCATCGTCAGACGAGTCATTTGTCATATAACGCACTCCGCTTTCAAATAACTGCGTTTCTGTGCGTTTTAAGGCTATGTCCGCTAATCCGTCTGATAGGTTACTATAACTAATAGCTTCATTAACAGCAGACCTATACGCTTGTTCGAGATCATAAGCCTGTAATCTTGTAGGATTAGATAAATCCCTCATAACGATTACCGGCTTATCAACAAGAGCATTAAAAGCTGTTTGAGCCTGAGAAATAGACTCGTTAATTGCTTTTATAAGTTCTCTATTCTCTTCGAGTGCTATTTGATTCTCATAATAAATCAACGCTTCTCCGTACATAAACTCTAACAAATCCCAAAAATGTCGTCTTATACGCTTTTTTTGGTCATCTTTATAGTTATTGTACTCATCATCGATAGCAGAAATATCTTCTTGCATAACAGACAGATTGTTAAGAGTTGAAACTTTATCGAAGTCAGCGACTTTACTTAGCCTATTTGCAATAATCATAATCACAGATAGGCTAAATTCATCCTGTCTTTCGGCATATTCATATAACAGTTTTTCAATCTGTTCGTCAGTAAGCATTAGCTATATTGATTATCTCCGCTTCTGAATTGCTTTGTTTCTTGTTGATCTTCATTGTCATTGTTTTTATTGTTATCTTGGTCTTTAGGACTTTCTTCTTTCTTACTTTCAGGAGTTTGACCAAGCATCCTCATCTCATCAATGTTCTGTTGAACAGATTCAAGGTTTTCTTGCTGAATACGAATAAGAGCTTCACGAGCTTGCTTTTCAGTTTCACCAAAGTACCACATACGAGTTTCAACTTTACCTGCAAGACCGTTCTGCATAAGAACTATTCTACGAGTAAGTTCAGTATCTTTATCAACTAAGATACTATCATCCCACTCATAAGATACTTCATACTCACCATCTTCTGTTATGTCGTACAAAGCACAAAGGGCGTTCATTACATAGATAGTATCATCAAGAGCCTTTTGTGTAGCTTCTTGTATATGCTTATTAGTCTCATAAGATACTTTCCTTTGCAACATCAACTCTGTAGCCGTTCTTGCTTCTGCTATAGTTGCATCAGAAATAGTACCTCTCGAAAGTCCTACTTTATCCTCAATTCTCATAAGGATTACATTAAGACCATTAACAAGAGAAACATCTCTTAGTTCAGGTGAAAAGACATTATATGTATTCTCTTCATTCAAATCGACCTTACGATAAAGTCTCTGTTGTAACTTCGACATGACAGAATGACCACCATCAGGATCATTAGGATTATCCATATACCTCAAGGCTTCTCTATCAATATCGATAGCAAGTTCTCCGCCCTCAAACTCCCAAAGAAGTCTTGAATACTGCAAATCAGCATCTTCAATAAGTGAAACTGCCTTAGCAAATCCACTAACTCCAAGAGGACTTTGCCTATCAACAGTATTAGCTTCGGGCATTTTAAAGTAAGCAAAGAGTAATCTGTCAACATCTTCGATAGTTGTAACAGGCTCAAAGGCTTCCCAACCGGGTACAGACTTAAGAGGAATTTCATCACCTAAGTATTCAGCAGAGTTATTATTGATACCGCTATTCGTAGTACCACTCTTATAAGCTCTGTTAATAATAGTTACTGTGTTTCCTTCTAACTTATGATATTCAAGTCTGCTATATGTAATATCCTTATCATACTTTCTTTGAATAAAAGCAGCTTCCGTAAGTTTGCCGTTTGCATCAAAAGACAAAGGGAAAAACTCATTAGCTTGAACATAATCAAACTCAATGTCATACTCTGCTTCAAACTCTGTAGAATCCGACTTTCCTGTAAGCATATTAACACTCTTAGATTCAATCTGATTCTTCTTCTCGACAACATAAGGCTTAATTACGAGTCCACCTAAAGCAATTCCGTACTCTAACTGCTCTCTCAAAGCGTCTTTTACCTTCTTATATTTCTTATTAAGGTACTCTGCTCTTTTTGTAGAACCTTTAGGAATATCCTGTGTTACTACATGAGTCGTTACCATCGGCTCAGCTTTTCCGTCTGTACCGACATTATCAGGATTCATATAGTTAGGAGTAGCAGGTTTAACCTCTTTCATCGGTGTAGTAATTTCAGACTCGAACTCAATTAAAGCTGTTCTCGCCTTTTCGCTTGCTATCAACTGAGGTAAACCCAAAGACCTGACATTAGTAGGGTCTTGATATGTAGGCTTCCTTATCCAGGGAGCTTTATCTTCGTACATTAAAGACCATAAATCGATTGCTTCCATCATCTTGTTGGAAACAGCAGGTGTAACACGCAATACATCTTGAACAGTTTGCTTACCAATCATTTTGTTTAATATCCCCTTTAACTTATCTATTATTTGATTCCAGAGTGACATACCCTACCCCTTCTTCTTTTTCTGCTTCTCACCTACAGCTCCAAACACATTTGGTTGATATGTAGGTCTTTTCACCTTAAATTTAACATTTTTATCGTAAACAATCGACCTAAAAACATGAATATTAGGAAAACCTGCTCGTTTTAATTCTTCTGCAACATCACGAGCAGCATCTATATTGTCGTAATCAGCAAGTTTTTTAGGGTAAGGCATAATAACACGAGCGATAGCAATATTAACAGCTCTGCGGTCTAAATGATCCGTTTGAATATAATTAGCACTTCCGAAAATAACTTCATTTATGCTATCTTGTGTAAGGATTCCGTAATTGCGTGCTTTGTTTGCCACCCTTGTTCCCCCTTTCTCGGTTTAATTTCTACATAACGAACATTTCCCGGATATTCGTCATAAGCATATCCAAAAAGAATTATCTCCTTTGGTTGTAATCTTATAAGCATTTCCTTATATCCATCTAAGAATCGTTGCCTTAATTCCTTAGATTTAACCATCCCGATATTAGAAACAGCCACAATACTTCCTTCCGGGTCTCCATCAAAACACCAATCATAACTATCTTTATATCCCCATTGTATATTAGGAATAACATTTAATCCCATTTCCTGCCAATAAGCACCACACCAATGTCTCTTATAATGATTAAATATCCTAACAGCTTCGGGAAAATCGAGATATGTAGAAAAATCAGGTGTCATAACAACACCAAATTGCTTCAACATCTTTACATACTTATAAGGATGATTCCAAACTCTTTCAAACAGATAGTCATTAACATAGAAGTGAACACCTGTAGTTTCACGATCTTTCTTTGTGGTCTTAGCGTAATTAAACCCAATCCAATCTTGAATATCCCCTATATCAGTAATAGGTTTCAACTGAGGAATGTCATATTGACCTACGCCATCAAAAGCCATAGTTAAAAGATTTTCAAACCTACCCTCGTTATTCATTAGTTACCTCTTCTTGTCAATCGCTCTTTGTCTGTTAGCACAACTTCGAGAACAAGTCCTCGAAGGCTTAAACTTATTAGTATTAAAATACTTACCACAACAAACGCATATAGCAGGAACTAAATCAAAACCCATTTTTCTCCTATAAGCAGACTTACAAGCATTGCTACAAAAACAAGTTTCTCCGTGTTTTTCTCCTATATATACCTTACCACAATTAGTACAAGTAAGTTCTTTTTTAAAATCTCCTGATTCTCTTTGCTTTTTGATGTGTTCGCTATGCCATTCCTTACCATCTTCCGATTTATGCCATTCT